AATCTCTATGCCCACATTCACACCCTACATTTCTTTTAGGCGGATAAGATGTTAAGATCATACAATCTAAGTCATTCATTTCTTTCCCGCATTTTGGACAAGCAATTTTGTTTGGTCGCGGATAGGTGTTTATTTCAAAGAAATTTGAAACAGCTTCTTGATTATGTTCGTCTAGAGTTTTCATGATTTGTATTTCTTTCTCTCAAGTCTAACTTCTGTTTATTGCTTCTAATTTTCCGAAAACATGAACGTCATTTGGATATTTTTCCATTTCTTCGTTTAAAAATGGAGTATCTGGTATCGTATTAAAATTACCTGCATCAACGTTTTCCTTAATAAATGCACAACCCTGATCTATACTAACATTAGGAAACCAGCGAATTACTTTGTGTTTGTAAAATAAAAATACATCATTGTCGTTCATAATCTTATTCTATATGCTTTAGGAGGAGGTGTCAAAAATTATTTCTTTCTCTTTACTCCAGCTGATTTACCTAAATTTGGAAAAGTGTTACTAACAAAAGAAGAAAATGTGTCCTTTTCAGTCTCTTCAAGCTTTTTCTTTAGCTTAAGATAATCCTCATAGTACACATACCTGCCATCTGAGTTACAATCCATTCCATTATAACTCCAATCATATCTTTGTGCTTTTTTATTCTTCATTACTACTCTACCTCCTCAATAGTAATTTTATCATATTCGTTTGTATAATTCCAAACCTCATACAAGGCAATCTCTTTAAGCTCTTCATCAGACTTCTCATAGCATTTCTCATCACTAAGAGTTATACAGTACTCAATTTTAACCTTTTTCATATTCATATTCTATATGCTTTAGGAGGAGGTGTCAATATTTTTTATTGCTTCTAATTTTCCGAAAACATGAACGTCATCGTTACCACCAAGTTTCTTCATCGTTTGCGCAATATTGCTTAATATCAGAAGCTTCTTCATCATCCCAAGCAAGACCAATTAATGCATCAATGATTGCTGGAATATCATTAGTCTCCGTGATATTTGAAATACGCTCTACTGCATCCGCTATAAGAATTAGTTTGTTTAGTTTCATAAATTATATTTCTTTCTCTCCATTCTAACTTCTTTTCTCTGCATGTCAAGTTTTTTAATTTTATCCATAATTTTTTTATTTGGATATTTTCCGAAATCAAAATATCGAATACTAAAAGGAGTTATCATTTTATAGAGTTTTGTAATCTCTCTATCCAGCTTTTGTAATTTTTTAAAGATGGTCGAAGAAGCACGACTCGAACGTGCGCCACTCATGCGTCCATGGTTGTTCTTTCCTAATCCTAAACTATTCTTCGAAATTTTCATAAATTACTTTGTGAGTATAACCCCTTATTTTAGATAGGCTAACTTAGCTATTGATTTTTCTTTTGTAGGTATCCAGCTATGATACAAAAGATCAGTACATTTTTTTATTTTATAGATCTTAACAACATTTTTAGAATGATATTTTATAACAAAATCTTTATCTTTTACTTTGAAGAAATATGGATCATCTGCCCAGTATACTTTCTTTAGTTTACCATTTTTACTAAAAATTCTCCAATATTTGTTAGCATTACAACAATCACACATATAAATTATCCTCCACTTTTTTAATTTCTGTTTTCATCAATTACTTTGGTCCTCTTTGTTCTATTCTTCGAAATTTTCACACGTCTAATTCTTCTAACTGGATGCTGAGTCTATATTGCAATTCTTTAATGTTTTGTACAGACTTCTTAATTCTACGAACAATTTCAGATTCTGGACGTTCTGAATTTGCTTTAGTTTCTAAGAATTGTTCTTGTACAGGTCTATCACAAGGTTTAGAAACCCATTCCAATCTTTCAATTAAACTTCCTTGAAGTGATGAAAGTTTTTCTATTGCATATTCCAATTCCGAGAGTTGTTCATAGACTGGAATTGGTTTTGGTTCCTCTAGCTGAGACTTTGGATAGTTGTTTTGTTTGTAGTATTTTAAATCCTCTGGATGAGGTTCTAGATAATTATTTTGTTTATCTTCGTTTCTCGCTTCGTAGTTGTATGTTTTCATAAATTATTCTGGAATTTTTACTTCACCTGTAAGAACATAATGATTGTGAACTTCTCTAGCAAATTCTATTTTGTTCATTTGATAGTGTAAATGATTAATATAATTTTGTTTGTCATCTTCAAAAAAATCAGGATTAAGTTTTAGATCAGCTATCTTATCACTAAGCATTGCTTTAATCTTTTCTATTTGTTTGTCAAAATGTGTTTTCATGTTCTTTGTATATCGCATTGTGCAGAAAAGCAAAAGCATTTTCTGCTCTTTCTCCCCACTCATATTCTCTACCATTAGACCAATCCAAGCAATTCAAAATTGCCTCTCGATACATGTCTCTTTCTTTTTTTATTTTGGAATAAATTTCAAACCAATCAGTGGCTGATAATTCTTTATATTTAAAATTAGAATCACTAGTAGTATCACTCATAATATTTTTCATAATGTTAATTTACTTTAATTTTCTGATAGCCACATTCTTCAATTACTTCACCATCTTTAACCAATCGATGTTTGTAGTTCTGATTATAGCAGCTTTTCAACATACTCCAAGCACCTTCTGCAAATGATTTTTGCATACAATCATAAGGATATAAAAGTGACCATTTGTTGTGTTCAGGTTTATCTGGATATTCCCAAAATCTTTCTATTTTGTAAAGGCTTTTCATACTTCTCCCTTTGCTTTTTTCATTTTGTGGAGGTTTTTATAATCTACAGTACCGATAGTATCTGAATGCTCAAACATTTGAACAACATAAGCATAAGCATCATAAAGACCTTCCGAATATCTCCTGTGATATTCGTCTCTCATCATATCATTTTTTAGACCCTCATTTAATTCTTTATGGTGAAGAGCCATATAATAGATGTTGTTTAAGAGTTTTTTGTTAGTCATGGTACATTTTTCACTTAAAGTTTGAATTGTTTATCGTTTCCAAAATGTATTGAACAAAGCATATCTACACATCCATGAATTTCTGTCATCAAATCGGGATGTGGATTGCTAAAAAAACTTTCTGGCCAATCTGAACCTGTAGTAATAGAACGAATTGGTTCTAATGTTTCAGAATCTTTTATTGTAATTTCAATAAAGTATCTTTTGTCTTTCATATAACCAATATAGTATTATTCGTAGGACAAGTCAAGAACTTTTTTCCAAAACTCTTTGAAGTTTTTTTCAATATTTTCTGGAGTTTTTAATTGAATAAAATTGTCAAAGTCTTGTATAGAATCTTTATAGGCCTTTATAGCTTTTCCTAATTCCTCACCTTGAAGACCAGTCCATTCCGAAACCATTTTACCATTAAACTTTTCTTTTAGGAATTTCTTATAAGAATGTCGAGAAATCAAAACTTCGGCTTCTTTGTTAATATCTCGATTAAAACAATTACTAATTTCTTCAATATAAACGGTTTTGTCTTTGTTTCCTACAAATTTGTTTGGTTTATCTTTAATATATTCCAACCAGTTATGATAGTCTTTTCGCACTCTATCTCGTTTTCTGTTTACATGGTTGAGATTTTCAAAAGCAAAAATGTCTTTGTTGAACAAATTAGATTTAGAAAGCCATTTAAAAATATCTTCTTGAGTTTCAAAAGTACCTTTGAATCTTTCGAAACAATCTCCAAAATTATTATCTAAACCTGCAAATTCTAATAGTTTCTCAAAAGTACAATAAGGACCACGAATGTCTAATTTAATGTTACCTAGTTGTTCAAAATCAGACAATTTAATAGGATATGTTAATCCATCGATTCCCCATTTTAACCCTTTCTGTTCGACCATTCTTCCCAATACATTCCCGATAGGTGAAAAGCAAGAGAATAAGTAATAATACGTAAAAGCGTCCAAACTTTCTTGTATTGCTAAATCAATTTGAACTCCTTTGTAATCAAATGAATGAACACAAGAATTTTGAGAATAAAAATTAGCATTAAAAATTCCCTTAATATCAACGGATTCCCCCAAAGGTGGAACATAAAGACCGACAAAATCAATATCTCCATGATCTGGTTTGCTAGTGTAATGAAGAATATCATAAAAAGCAGTAAAATGCTTTCTTCCAATTTTTCTTATTTCAGAAACAATCTCAAAATATTCTTCTTTGGAGATCCTTCGGGACTCAAATCCCAAATGTTTTAATGCAGTTCCACCCATGTTTTAAAGATACAAAATAATTTAGGAAACGTCAAGATCTAATTTTTCCCAATTTGTATCTTCTGGCATTTTTTCTACATTTACTCCAGCTTCTTTGGATTTTTCTATAATGTCCTGTAAAACTCCGTGACCATATATAGTAGCACCATAACGATTTTCATTGCAAGAATAAACAGAACCAGAATAACCTTCAAACAAATAGAAGTTTCCTTCTTTTGTAGCTTTTGTAATACCGCTATTCAGCTTCCATGAATCTTCATGTAAATATCCACCATACCAACAAGCAAATACTTTATAGGTCAAAGGATATTCTTTTCCTTCGATCTTAACAACTAGCCATTTGTCGGGAACGTATTCGTTATTCATAAATTAAAACAACCCTAAAAATTTCTTTTTGGATTTTGATTTTTTTTCAGTCATATTCAAAGCACGTTGAATTGAAAGAAGTTCTGTTTCATCGCCTCTTTCTAGGATATCTTCTAAATGTTGAATTAAAATCCTTTGAGTTTCATCTTTTTTGTCTACAATACTTTCTCCAATTAAAACAATTCCTTCATAAACCAAATCATGCTTTCCTACATTGAAGTCTAATTCTGGAATAATTCTACAATTAGCGATTGTTATAACATTTTCGTATGAGTTATAACGTCTATATCCACAAAACAATTCCATCATACCAACCCCACAACGAATCTTAATTTCTCTCTCTTTTATCAAATCAAGAAGACCAATAAACATATCGGTCAATAGTCTATTAAAAACGTCATAAAGAAAATACTTTCCTTCATTCCAACTACTCCAAGGAATAGCAAGTTTTTGAATTTCTTCTTCTTTTAAAATATCAGGTTTATTTTTTATATCAATTGGTTCAAATTTTAATTTAAATAGTTGTCTATCAGAATTTAAAAAATAAGCTTCCTTTTCTTCTGTGTTGTATAGTAATTGATTTGATAATTGTTCATCAAGAAGATCAAAAAATTTCTTTGTTGTACTGGCTCTCCTTAAAGAATATTCAAACGTATTGTTAATACATTCGTTATTGTATATTGAAAGCTCTTGCGTGAATTTTGCTTCTTTTGAAGAAAGAAGATTTATTTGTGGTTTTTTTGTAGTTTTAGATTTCATCTTCTTTGTATTTCTGATACAATTCAGCAACTCTGTTAAATTCTTCCAACCAACGATCTCCATAAGGATTCGTTACGTTCAATGTATCTTTTTCATGAACACTTTGATACATTGCCTGATACATTGCATCAAGCTTTGCTGAAACATGCATTTTATATTCAATAGGAAGACTCTCGTCCTCTCTGAACATTTTTTCTATTTCCAGATATGTGTATCGATTTTCGTTTGTGTCGTCTTTCATTGTTTATTAAAAAGAGTTCTCACTAAATCACAAAGGTAAGCAAGAGGAGCAGTTATTAAAATTAAAGTTCCAATCCAAATCCAAAAAGAGGAAAATATAAATTGTAATATTTGTAGCATATTAATTTTCTATAATACATTCATCTTCTTTACATTTGTCTGGAGAAAGATATAAAGAAATTGTTTGATCTCCATTAACCCATTTCCCAAATAACACTGGAAATTCCAAAGCATCTCCTTCATTTTTTTCATATTTAAATTTTGAAGACATTTGAATGTATTTGTAAATTTTTGGTCCACAATATAGAGTATGAAAATTTCCACCATATTTTTCATCAAAACTGTTTGTGATATACAAAAAATCATCAAGTTTCTTAATAATTTCACTAGGAGTTAGTGTAGATATATTTTCTATTATATTTTCTAGTTCGTATGTTATTTTCATAAATTAAAAATGATCTGGAATATTTCTAATAGCTTGATCAAGCTTCTTATAAAGGTTTGGAATCTTTGTTTCGTTTTGTTTTTCTTCGGTATAAAGTTTTCCTTCAAACCAAATCTTACCAGTAGAGTCTTTTATTTCAATTTTATGAAATATAGTTTCATTTTGAAACATTCTGTAAATTTTTGTTGTTAGTTCGTCGTTATTCATTTTTTCTAAAAAGAGTTCTTGCTAATTCACAAAGATAAGCAAGGGGAGCAGTTATTAAAATTAATGTTCCCAACCAAATCCAAAAGGAGGAAAATATAAATTGTAATATTTGCAACATGATTTTTATTTTTGTTTAATAAGTTCTGCTGCTTTTTCTACAAGGAAAACTCTTGGAGCTACTTTAATTTGAATACATTCTTTAGTGCTGTTAAACAGGACAGGGAAACATATGAGTGATATAAGTATTGTTATCGTCGCCACTATTATAAAAGGTATGTTGTCGTATTCATTCGCAGCTTTTATTAAGAATTTTTTAAATTTTAAAATTGACACCAGTATAGCTAACAAATATAGAACGCAAAAAGCGATATTTACTAAATTGTTATAGAAACTCCAAGTTAAAAATTCTTGAATAACTAAAGGAACTTCTGCATTTGCCCAATTTGTTACATTACTTGCTTGTTCTATAATCCAGTTTTGTATATTTTGATTCATAATTTCAATTTTCTATAATATCAAACCAAGTTAGTTCTACTTCTTCGTTTGTTTCTTCTAGTATAACACCTGTTGAAGATGAAGCAACACTAATTTTCTTTACTGTATAAACTTGTCCAGAAACTAGCTTCTTTGCATTCTCAATTCTATTTGTAAACCAATGCATAGTAGATTCTCTAAATCTAATCTTGTCTCCAACTTTGGTGTTTTTATATGTTGCGTTTTTTTTAGGTATCATTTTTTTTAAGTTGTGCTATTTCTTCTTTGAGTTTTTTGTTCTCAAGAATAAGATCTGTAATGACATCATGTTGAGCTATAACAACGGGATTTTTAGTATGTTTTTTTAGCACACCTCTTTTCACATAGAAATCCAAAGTTTCTTCTGAATATTCATTAATCAAATGCCCTTTGTCTTTAAACTTTTTCATCTCTTGCGAATAGAATGTTTTGTTTTCTTCATCATAAACAAACAATTCACCGTCATCAATTCTTTCGTAAAAAGTATTCATTTGTTATAAAAACTGATTAAAATTAAAATAAAAACAATCGCAACAGACAAAGTAATTGAAGTACCAATTAAATGCCTCTGAAATTCATTAGTAGCTTTTTTAAATTCTTGTAGCTCTTTTTGAATTTTTTCTATTCGTTCCTCTGCAATTGCTTTGTTTTTGTATATTTTAGCTGAAATATAATTTAGTTCAGACTGCAATGCATTTAGATCTTTGCTCGTATCATTTGCTAATAGTTCTACATTTTGCTTCAAGTTTAACAAATCTTCTTTGCTTGGGTATGTCGAAATAAAATTATTCCTATTCCCTACAACTGGTTCGTTTGGTCCAAAATCTGATGCACTATAATGGTATTTCATAAGAGTTCTGTATTAGCAAATTTATTTCCAATTACCTTAACTTCACAATATTCGTTCAAGTGCGGCAACCAAAAAAAGCTAAGAGTTCCTTCATGTTTAATAAACTTCGCCAAATATGCTCCTTCAACAAATTGAATCTCTGCTCTATGTAAGCCTTCTCTATCTTTTCTTTTAAGTTCGATTATGTCGCCTTCCCATATTTCATTTCCGAAATCATCCTCTAATCCTGTATATTGAGAAGGAACTAGAATACTCCACTCTCTTTCATCAAACAATTCATCCACATAGCCGCTATATTTGTATTGTTCTACAAATGCTTTTCCTTGCGGACTCCAGAAACGAAACTTTATGCTTCTCATCTTGTTTTTAAGATTTCTTTGACTTGCTCTGGAGTCCAACCTTTTTGAATTGCTTCTTTAATAAGATTGGCTTTAATTTCTTTCTCTTTCACCTCACTATATGTCAAAAAGCCTACAAAGATTATACCAAAAGCAACAAGAGTTATACAAGCTACATTAAACGGATCAATTTGTGTGTTCATATTATTTTTTAATTAAATCTTTGTAGTTTCTACCAAGGGTTTCTAGATAATGAGCAAAGTCATCGATTTCATCAACTTCATTATTTGTATTATAAATATAATCAAAAAGATACTCTTCCCCTTCTTCGGTTAATTTTAATCCTTTAGACAGTCTTTGAAAATAATCTTCTTGAACGTCTTGGAGTTTTTTTACGAACTCTTTAACTTCATAGATTGCGTCTTCTGGATGTTTTCCTTCTGGTGTGTATGGTGCTGTAAAGTCGCTCATGATTCTATTGTATATGTTGTTTTTATTTTTACAAGCTCAAATTCTAAAAAATTTTCATTACCGTAATTTGGAATATTATTAAATGCGCTCATTTTTAAAAACTTTTCTAAAATGCCTTTAGTCGGTGAAATTATACAATCCTTAAAATCTACTAATACTATAAGCGTTACGGTTAATTCTAAATCATCATTTCTAAAAACAACCCATTTTTTAGTAGGCTTGTGACGAATAGCGTATCTATATTCTTCGAATGTTTCATTCATAATTTTTTAATTCTATTTTACCACTGTCATCAATCATAGCATATGTAATTGGTAATTCGCACTGAGAACCTAAATTTACACATTCCACTCCACCAATATAATATTGTTTTGGAACATGCGTATGACCAAAACAAACCGCATCATACTGATTATTGTAGCAATACTGAGCAATACGGACGGTTAAATCATGTGCTGCCCCGTGCCATGTTTTAATTTTTGTTTTAAGTTTTCTGGTGAGCTTTTGCTTTTTATCTAGTTTTTGTAGGATATAATATATACCCGAAGCAAGTTCGGTTAAAAACGGTCTAGCGGAAATAAAAAAATCAAACTTATCACCATGAGTAAAAAGTATTCTTTTATTATTAATTTCTTGTATATATTCATCTACAAATTCAAAACCAAGAAGAGCCGAAATAGTTTCTAAATCTTTATCGTGATTACCTTTAATAAAGATACATTTCTTGTCTTTTGAAATTTTTCTCAATGTGGAAAGAATCTTCCACTGCTTTTTACAAAGTCTGTGAATATTGTAACTATCCAATAAGTCTCCACATATTACAAGAGTATCATATGTTTCATTCTCTAGTAAATGCAGAGTCAAACTTGCTTGGCATATTGGGCTACCTAAGTGAATGTCGGATAATGCTAAAATCATTGTGTTTTATATAGTACTATATTTTTTTGAAAAATTCAAGAAAAAAAAGTATTTTAAGATAAATATTTCTGGTCGCGGTATTACCAGTACCCACCAGATCTAAACTTCAAACTATTAACTATGAAAGCCCAGCAAACAAATATTTATCATATTGTATACAAAACAACAAACCTTGTAAATAAAAAAATTTATATAGGTGTTCATTCTACCACAAATTTATTAGATGATTATATAGGCTCAGGTAGGCTTCTTAAAAAAGCAATTAAAAAATACGGAAAAGAATACTTTAAACGAGAAATTCTTTTTCAATTTTTAACTTTAAAAGAATGTTATCAAAAAGAAGCTGAATTGGTGACTGAAGATTTTGTTAAAGACGAAAATACTTATAATGTTTGTGTAGGAGGAAGAGGTGGAAGAAATGGGATGGTTACTGCTAGGGATGTTGAGGGAAATGTTTTTAATGTATTTCAAGGAGATGAAAGATTGAAGAGTGGCGAGTTGTTTGGTACAAGCAAAAACAAAGTCATGATAAAAACTGAATCAGGTAAGATAATACAAGTGGATAAAAATGATGAAAGAATAAAAAGCGATAGATCTAATATTTTTTCTACTGCAAAAAATAAAGTTCCAGTGAAAGATTCTGAAGGAAATACTTTCCAAGTAGAAAAAAACGATGAAAGATTGCTTTCCGGTGAATTATATCACGTCACAAAAGGGACTATTTCAGTAAGAGATAAATATGGTAAACATTTTAGAGTCAATCCCAACGATGACCGATTAAAAACAGGAGAACTAATAACACACACAACAGGATTTGTTTCTGTAAAAGATTCAAATGGAAATAGTTTTCAAGTTCATAAAGATGATCCTAGATTAAAAACAGGCGAATTGGTAGGTGTAGTAAAAGGAACTGTTATGGTTAAAGACGGAGAAGGAAATGTTTTTAGAGTTTCCAAAGATGATTCCAGATATATAAACGGTGAATTAACATCGATTATGAGAGGAAGAGTAATGGTAAAAGACACGCATGGAAATAATTTATGCTGTTCTGAAAACGACCCTAGATATATAAGTGGAGAACTAACAAGCATTAATGCAAACAGAATTAGAATTACCGATGGAGTTGCTAATAAAACTATTGAATCTCATAAACAAATACCAGAAGGCTTTTGGAAGGGAACTACTTTATGCAAAAAAATTTGTATCACCAACGGAATTATAAATAAACGCATTGACATTTCAAAGGAAATTCCAGAGGGATTTAGAATAGGAAGAGCATTCACTAGAAAATTTAATATTACCAATGGAATTATTACTAAACTTGTTAGTAGTCTAAATGATATACCAGAAGGTTTTAAAAGGGGAAGAACGTTATCTAAAAAATTTAATATTACTGATGGCGTTATTACTAAATTAATTAGTAATCTAGATGATATTCCGGAAGGTTTTAGAAGAGGAAGAACGTTATCGCCAAGAAAAAAATAATTATTTCTGAGTATTTTAAATTTTCCAAGTCATCGAGCTGCGACAGTCTCTGCAAGTTTCACAAATATTTGGATCACTTTCATAATCATCATATTGAAACAATTGCACAACATCTTGAAAGGATATAGAATATTCTTTAATACCTTCTTTTACCTTAACAAAAAGATAATCTAATATTTCTTCTTGTTTTTCTAAAGATATCTCAGAAAGAGGCTGATCATTTACATAAAAATTAAATGCGGTACAGCCGGTTACTTCTTCAAATTTATATTTAGTTTTTTCCATGATATTTAATAATTTCCTGTTCAACGATCAATTCTAGTTCTTTCATGTCTAATGATTCTTGCTTGTCAATATAGTATCTAAAAGTCAGCATTGTTATTAGAACAAAAAGAAATACCAGAAATGTGGATATTTTAATTTTTAAGTTGTCCATTGAATTCTTCGTATTCTTTTGCTCCCTCGGCGGCTTCTTTATAAAGCATT